ACAAGAGATAATGTAACTCGAAAATTGGCGTATCGTTATGAACTTGAGCAAGGAACTTTAATTCCTAAAAATGATTTATTACATTTAACTGAAATTCGCAGACCCGGTTATGTTCGAGGAATTTCTCGTGTTACTGAATTAAAAGAAAACCTTGGTTTAGCAAGTGCATTACAAGAATTTGCTTCACGCTTTTTTGGTACTGGTGCAAATCTTGGTGGATACATTGAACACCCTGCACAGTTAACAAAAGAACAATCAACCGATTTAGCAGATGCTTTTAGGGGCGCACATAAAGGATTAAGAAAATCTCATAAAGTTGGTGTTTTGTCAGGTGGCGCAAAGTTCACAAAAACTGCTGCTGCGCCTGATGAAGCACAGATGCTTGAATCAAGAAAACTTGCGATCGAAGAAGTTGCAAGAATGTTTAGGGTTCCACCTCACATGCTCGCAATTACAACTCCAGGCGCAATGTCTTACGCATCAGTTGAACAGAATAATATAAATTTTGTTACTCACACATTAAGACCATATATTGCAAAAATTGAAGAAGCATATTCAAAACTATTACCAACTGAAGCATTTTTAAGAATCAATGTTGATGGCTTATTGCGCGGTGATTTTCAAACAAGAATGCAAGGCTATTCAATTGGATCACAAGCAGGATTTCTTTCAATTAACGATATAAGAAAATTAGAAGATATGACACCTGTTGATTCCGGTGATACTTACAGAGTTCCTTTAGCAAATGTCAATTTACCTGCTGCTAATCTTGTTGAAACTGATAAAAAAGTTTCAATGGCACAAAAACTTGTTATTGCAGGTTTTGATCCTGCTAGCACTTTGAAAGCATTAAATCTTCCAGCAATAATTCATACCGGTGTTCCATCTACACAACTTCAACCTGTTGCACAAATTGATCCAGCAAATCCTGAAGCCGTTTATGAGGTTAAATAATGCCTTATTTTATTACTGATAAATCACCTGATTGTTCAGGTTGGGCGACAATTAAAGAAGATGGTGAAGTTATTGGTTGTCATGAAAACAAAAAAGATGCTATTGATCACATGATTGCTGTTTCAATAGCCGAGGATATGGAACCGGGTGGAGAACGCGCACCGGCACCAGCAAAAGACCAAATTGAAGGTAGTGATGAAAATAAACCCGACAGCGCTAAAGGTGCAAGTGGAAATATTGATTTTGATGAAACAACAACAACTGCTTTAAAAAATAAAGTTTCTGAACACAATGAAGATATGGCTCAAAAAAATAAACCTGATTACACCAGAACAACTCTTGGACAACTTAAATCAGTTTATAGGCGCGGCTCAGGTGCGTATTCAAGTTCACATAGACCTGGAGTTTCTCGTGCTGCATGGTCAATGGCGCGTGTTAATGCTTTCCTTTATCTGTTAAGAAATGGCAGACCAGAAAATCCTAAATATATTACTGACTTTGATTTACTTCCTAAAGGTCACCCAAAATCAACTCGCAATTTATTACCTGATGCTGAAAGAGTTTTGCCCGATAATTACAGACCATCTTTATCTGAAGATGTTCCAGAGGGTCGCGCTTGTGGTAATTGTTATTTTTATGATGAATCAAATATTAAAGAATATCCTGATGGACAACTTCGTGCTTATTGTGAAAAGTGGGACGATTATGTAGATGGCGCATATTATTGCAATGCTTGGCAAGAAGATGAAGATTATGAGGAACGCGTAGTTAATTTAGATCCGCCAGCATATATGCGTGCTGCTGCGAGGCGTGGATTAGAATTAAATGCTGATGGTCGTGGCGGTGATGGTTTAACTGAGAAAACAATTCGCGAAGCAAGACTTATGGCTAATGGTCAAGTTTCAGAAGATAAGTGGATAAGAATTGGTGCGTGGATCGCAAGACATATGCCAGATTTAGATGCACCAAAAAATAATAATCCTAATGATTCAGGTTATCCTGGTCCTGGTTTAGTTGCACATTTATTGTGGGGTTCAGGTCCAAGTAAAAGAGCAGCACAAAGAGCAATGGATTACGCAAATGGTGTTGTTGAAAGAATTCGTGCTGAAGAAGAAAAAAGCAGATGGTCAAGTGTCAATGTACAATTAAAAAAGCAGAAAGAAGAAAAAATGTCGTCAAAAGTTGAACGCCGTATTAATGATGTAAATTTTGAAATTCGTATTGGTGAAGTCGATACAGACAAAATGACTTTTACTGGATATGCTGCAGTATTTAATTCAGCAAGCGAACCGCTTCCATTTACAGAATATATTGTTCCGGGCGCATTTAAACGATCGTTAAAGTCTCGTAATGAAATTAAATTATTTATGAATCATAATACTGATATTGTTCTCGGATCAACTCGTGCAAAAACTTTACGATTGTCAGAAGATTCAACAGGTTTATTGGCTGAAGCAGTTTTACCTGATACAACAGCAGGTCGCGATTTATCTGTATTAATGCAACGCGGAGATGTTAATTCAATGTCGTTTGGCTTTAGTGTTCCAGCAAGAGGAGATAAATGGTCAGATGATGGCATGACTCGCGAACTGCATCAAATTCGTTTGCATGAAGTTTCGATCGTTACAGGTTTTCCAGCCTACGAAGCAACAAGCGCAACTGTTCGATCAATTGATGCTTTAGCAATTAGAACTGGTATGGATCCAGATGTTCTTGCTGATGCATTAACAAGACTAGAATCAGGCGATACTTTAAACGCAATTCACGCAGATGTTATTGGTGAAGCAGTTGCAAAACTTAAAGAATCAAATCCAACTACTGACGAGTTGTTAGCAATAAAAAGAAAACAACTTGATCTATTATTTAAGGCGATCTAATGAACAGAGAACAAATTAAATCAGCGATATTAAAAACTGCAGGTAATCCAGAATCAGGCGCAATTGCTGACTTAGCAGACGCAATCGCTGACGCTATTTTAAACATTGATACACCAGAAGTTAAAAAATTTAATCCGGTTTCTGAGACAAGAGTTATTGAGTCCAAAGAAATTCGTTAAAAAGTATGTAATAATCTAATTAACGACTTTGAGCGTGAGCCGCCAAGTTTGTTAAGTTACTGCATTTGAGTGAGCCTCGTGCAGATTCAAATAAGTGCAGTAAACCCTACCCAAAAAAAAGGAAATTTAATGTCTGAATATATTAAAGTTCAGCATGAAGCACGCAATAAAGCGTGGCACTCTGCAAAAGAAATTCTTGACAGAGCAGCCGCAGAAAAGCGTGATTTAAATGCTGAAGAAAACGAACAATACACAAAAATCTCAACTGAATTAGACGAACGCGCTCGCGTTATCGAAACAATTCAAAAAGATGAAACTCGTGCAATAGCAGCAGCACAAGCAATGGCTAATGTTGATTTATCTGTTTCAGCACCAACAGCAAAAAATGATGCTGACATGATTCGTTCAATGGCTCGTGGCGAAATTCGTTCATACGAATTTGAAAAGCGTGATGTAACTACAAGTTCAACTGGTTCTCCGGTTCCAACTTCTTTTTATGATCGCGTTCTTATGCTTGCAAGATATGTTGGTGGACCGTTAGAAACCTCAACAATTTTGAACACAGCAGGTGGAGAGAATTTGCAAATTCCATCTCAAGCAACTTATTCCAGCGGAACAGTATTTGCCCAAGGTTCAACAATTGGTGAATCAGATCCAACATTTAATTCATTTGTAACTTTGAGTGCATACAAGTATTCATTCTTAACTCAAGTTTCACGCGAATTAATTGAAGATGCCGGTGTGGATATTCTCGGATTTCTTGCCGAGCAAACAGGAAATGCACTTGGCTATTCTGTGAATGATGCTTTAACAAACGGAACTGGAACAGTACAACCAAATGGTTTGTTTACAGTTGCAGGTTCAGGTGTTGCAGGAACTTCACTATCACCAACAGCCGACAATTTAATAGACCTAGTTTATTCAGTTGATACTGCCGGAAGAAGATTACCGGGAGTCGGTTTCATGATGGGTGCAGCACAAATCGCAAATGTTCGTAAATTAAAAGATACTGCTGGCAATTATTTGTTCAGCCCATCTTTATCTGCAGATGCACGCGATTTGCTACTTGGTTATCAAATATTTGAAAACCCAACAGCACCAACAGCAGGTTCAGCAAAGAGACCGGTTATTTTTGGTCACTTGCCAAGTTACATGGTTAGAACTGTTGGCGGAATTCGTCTAGATCGTTCAGATGATTTTGCTTTCAATACCGACCTAGTAACTTTCCGTGCAACCTACAGAGTGGACGGAAATCTTCCACAAACTAGCCACATTAAATACTTCAAGAGTTCAAACTCTTAATAGTAATTAATCCCTAGACCAGAAACCTCGACAGAGCGCAGGCTGTCGGGGTTTCTGCTTTTATGTGTGTAAGATTTATATACCTGCGGATTTAAATGGAGAACTTGCGTGAATAAAAAAGATTCAAATAATAATAAATCAAATATTGCATCATTGATGAATCAAAAACTTGTTACAAATAAAAAATGTAATCCAAGAATTTTATGGAACTCTAATGCGCCTTGGGCTGCAACCGGTTATGGTATGCAAACAGCACAAGTAGTCAAACGATTGAAAAAAGATAATTATGATGTTGCGATTGCAACAAATTATGGTTTAGAGGGTGCAGCAACAACTTGGCCAACTGAATACGGAAATGTTGATGTTTATGCTCGAGGTGATGATCACTATTCAAATGATGTTGTTCCAGCACATATGTATGACTGGTCGAAAAGAGATGAAGATGCAAAAAGTATTTTAATTACTCTTTATGATGTTTGGGTTTTTAAAGGAAAAAAGTGGGCTGATTGGAATGTTGCTTCTTGGGTTCCTGTTGATCATTTACCTGCCCCTCATGATGTTGTTGAATGGTGTAAAAAAGATTTTGTTACCCCAATTGCTATGAGCAAATTTGGTAAATCAATGTTAGAAAATCAAAATGTTGAATGTGAATATATTCCTCACGCGATCGAAAAAGTTTATAGACCTACTAATCAAATTAAAACTTTAGATGGTGATTCAATAACTGGTCGCGATTTTATTGGAATTAGTGAAGATAAATTTGTTGTTGGTATGAACGCTGCTAATAAAGGGGTTGTTCCTAATCGTAAAGCCTTTGGAGAAAACATTTTGGCTTTTTCAATGTTTGCTCAAAAACATGATGATGCTGTTTTGTATTTGCACACAAATGTTTTTGGTGCCGGTGGTGGTATTGCGTTACTTGATTTAATTCAAGCAGTTGGTTTGAAACCTCATCAGTACAAATTTATTGATCCGTATTTGTATAGAACTTCTTTAGCATCTGAAATTGTTGCAGCAACTTATACAGCAATTGATGTTTTGTTAAGTGTGTCAATGGGTGAAGGCTTTGGAATTCCTACAATTGAAGCACAAGCATGCGGAACTAGAGTTATTACTTCCGATTTCGCTGCAAGTTCAGAACTTGTGGGAGAGGGTTGGCTTGTTGAGGGGCAACCATTTTGGGATCCAATGCAAAAATCTTTTTTCTATACACCATCAATTCCAAGTATTGTTGATTGCTTAGAAAAGGCGTATAACAAAGGTCGATCGCGTTCTGATCAAGCAATTCAATTTGCTAAGTTATATGATGCTGATGATATTTATGAAACGCATTGGAAACCGGTGCTTTCAAAACTTCTTAGCAAATAGGGTTTAAAAGCAAAATAAAGGCAAAATTAGGCACTTTTACTATTAAAGGATACAAAGATGATACCTGCAATGATTGTTCCGGTTTTAACTCGTCACGATTTGTTATACAGAATGATTGAATCAATTAATTATCCGGTTAAAGATTTAGTGATTATTGATAATGGTGCTCGCAACCATGATTGGGAACCAAATTGGAATCAATGGATTTCAAAAATTTGGCATTTAAAAATTCCATCTAATCTTGGTGTTGCTTCATCTTGGAATTTTGGAATCAAATCTTTACCTATGGCTGATTGGTGGTTAATTACAAATTTTGATGTTCAATGGGGTGGAGACTCTTTAAAAATGTTTCAAGAACTATCTGCACCTGAAAAACTAGTTTTATCAAATGGTGTTCCTGAGTGGTGTGCTTTTTCAATAGGTTCAAAGATTGTTAATGAGGTTGGGTTATTTGATGAATCATTACACCCGGCATATTTTGAAGATAACGATATGGAACGCAGAATCGAAAACAAAAATTTTGAAATAATACGATCTTTCATACCGATCGCGCACGATAATTCTTCAACTATAAAAAATGGTTTTTCAAAAAGAAATGATGAAACTTTTTCTGATAACGCAAGATATTACGATAATAAAAAATTAAACAATGATTATACGAGTGGAGAATGGTCACTTAAACGCAGAAGAATTAATTCATGGGATTAAGAGTTTATACAGGTGGAACTTTTGATTTATTTCATGTTGGGCATTTAAATCTTTTAAAGCGTTGCTACGAAATTGCTGGGTTAAATGGGCAAGTAATTGTGTCTTTAAATACTGATGAGTTTATTGAAAAATACAAAGGCAAAAAACCTTTAATATCTTATGAAGATAGAAAAGCAATACTTGAATCGTGTCGTTATGTTGATTCTGTTATAGAAAATTATGGAAATGAAGATTCAAAAGAATCAATTGTTTTAGCACAACTTATTGATATTGTTGCGATTGGTTCTGATTGGGCGCGTAAAGATTATTATAAACAAATGAACTTTACACAGGATTGGTTGGACGAGCAAGGAATAAGTTTGATTTATATTCCTTATACAAAAGGCATTTCAAGCACTTCAATTAAAGAAAAAATATGATTGTTATAGGAACAACGCCTGGACGAGAAAACTGGCTTAAAGATTGTATAAGTTCTTTAAATAGACCATGTTTAGTTTTATCAGATTTTTCTTATGAATTGGGAAAAATTAATTGGTGCAAAAAACATGTTAATGAATTATTTTTTTTCTTTCAAGATTCTGTTATTTTTAAATCAACTGATTGGATTGATGAATTATTCGATCGTAAAAAAAGTGTTGCATTAACTAATGATCCAAGTGCTTATGGAATGTATATGGGGATTTATGATCCGATTGTTTTAAATATGGTTGAAATCCCAAAAGTTGAAAATAAAGCCGAGGCTATAAAATATGAAATTGAATGGACAAGTAAATATGTTAATTATGCCGTTGATGTGGATATTGCTTTTCCTGAACTTTCTGATTCTCGCGCTAAAGGCAAAGAGGTTAGAAATGGGCGAGAATGCCTTGTTTTAGAAAATGATTACCTAATAAAATATAAAGGTAATTGGGGACAAAAACCTGCTATAGACTAGATACAAACAGTTTTGGAGTTTTATGGCAATCACAAATGGTTACGCAACTTTAGTTCAAGTTAAAGCGGCATTAAGAATTACTGATGCAACTGAAGATACTTTACTTGAATTGGCTATTGAAGCAGCCTCGCGAGCAATAGATGGAAATACTGGTAGAAATTTTTATTCATCAGGAACGGCAGTTAGATATTTTGCTGCTGAAGATGATTTTGTTTTATTAACAGATGATATTGCCGGAACAGCAATTACAATTCAATCTGCGAATAATGCTGATGGTGTTTATGATACAACTTGGGGAATAGGCGATTATCAATTAGAACCTTTAAACGGAAATTCAGATGGTATTGCTTTTCCTTACACAAGGATCCGCGCTATTGGTGATTATCTTTGGCCAATTTCAGGTGGCGAAGCGTTAATTAAAATAACCGGAGTTTACGGTTGGAGTTCTACACCGATTGCTGTAACTCAAGCATGCATAATTCAATCTTCAAGAATTTATAAAAGACTTGATTCTCCTCTTGGTGTTGCGGGTTTTGGTGATATGGGTGTGATGCGCGTAACGCGGGATCTTGATCCAGATGTTGCGCAACTAATTGGCACTTATCGAAAAGTGCGAAACATTGGCTGACATAAGCGCAATTCGCTCAGGTTTAGCA